TCTATTAGAAGAGGAAACGCGTAACCAAATGAAACGTTTTGAAACGGATAAATAAAAATTGATATAAATAATTAATCTCCCTGTTTTATAAGATGAACTTCTGTAAGGTATGCGACAACATGTATTACATGAAAATCAAAGAGGATGAGTCAGAAGCTCTCATTTACTATTGCAAAAATTGTGGAATGGAAGAGGACAATCTGGTTTTAACCAATCTATGTGTTTCGCGTACAGAGGAAGGCAACTCTACTCAAAAAACAAATAAGATTAACGAATACACCATTCATGACCCAACCCTTCCTCACATTTATACGATGAAATGTCCTAATGACCAGTGCGAGGTCTACACGAAAGAAAAGAAACAAGACGTCATTTATATGCGTGTTGATGATGTCAATATGAAATATCTGTATTTGTGCACGGTATGTGAGACCAAGTGGTCGCCGTAAACTTGTACCGTAAACTTGTACCGTAAACTTGTACCGTAAACTTGTACCGTAAACTTGTGCCGTATTTTTATTCTCGTATACCTCGCCAAAAATTGAATATAAAATTATTCTATATTCTATTATACAAATGAGTGACTACGGGTCAGAAGAGGAAGACAGTGTCTCGGTCCAGAGTGAGGTGCATTCGGAGGAAGATGACATTGAAGAAACCTCGGAGGAAGAAACCTTTGCACAAGCGGACGAGTTTGTAGGTGATCCGGAAGAGGAACTCTCCGAACCGTCTGTTTATCAAGAAAAGTTTACGGAAGAAATGCGAGGCAATTATTTAGCAAGATTTCACCCAGAAGAAATTCATAAACCCTTTGACGAAATGTACAAGTTATCTCAGATTACTCGAAATGCAAATGGTGTCATTGAGGACCCCAATCATCAAACGTATCCAATCTTGACAAAATACGAGAGGGCTAAAATCATAGGATTACGTGTATCACAACTCAACAAAGGAGCAGAACCCTATGTGAAGTTGAAAAACAAAATGCTCATGGATGTATCCCTTATTGCTGAGAAAGAATTACAAGAAAAAAAACTACCCTTTATTCTGATGCGTCCTATTCCCAATCGTCCGGCAGAATATTGGAATGTGAATGATTTAGAATACTTATATTAGATATCCTTTTCGGATTTCTTTTCCATCTTCTTTTTGATTCGAGGCAATCTTGTACCAAGGAATGTTTCCATTCTTGCAATAAAGGCATTGTTTGGAATGGCCTTTCCATTTTCATACGAATGGATCACTTGTGCCGGCACACACATCTTATTTGCCAGGTCCTTTTGACTTAGACCCTTGGCCAGTCTAGCTTGTTGCATGGCAACCTTCAGTTCTACGGTGACCTCCATCAGCGGAACATCTTCTTTAGGCTTCGGCTTTGTAGTCTCAGGAAGCTTGACAGGTTTGTTCAGCACAATCGTGGTCCAATCCTGTTGCATCTTTTACTTATCCTTGGATTTTATTTTTACATCAATTTTATAAAAATAGAACAAGGCTTAATCTAACTATACATGATAAAATGGTCTATTATGCAGTAGCGAAAGGACGAACAGTCGGTATCTTTAATACTTGGGCTGAATGTAATGACTCTGTGAAAGGGTTTAAAAACGCGTTGTATCGAAAGACCGAGACACGGGAGGAAGCCGATGCATTTATCTTACCTGATATTCCTTTTGAACCTGCCTATTACGTCTATACAGATGGATCTTGTATCCACAATGGAAAAAAGAATGCTTCTGCAGGTATCGGGATATTTTTCGGATTAAATGACCCTCGTAACGTATCCAAGACGATTGAAGGAAAACAAACCAACAATACGGCTGAATTGTCTGCACTTATCGAGGTTTACGCTATTCTTGAGGAAGATATTCTGAAAGGAATACCTATTGCAATTGTCAGTGACTCGGAATACGCCATACGTTGTGCATCCTCCTATGGACTAAAATGCGAGTCTCAAGGATGGCCAGATGTACCCAATCGTATCTTGGTTCAACGAGCTTACAGTCTATACCGAGACAAACCGAATGTCCATTTCCTTCACGTCAAGGCTCATACTGGAAAGAGTGACATTCACTCGGTAGGAAATGCGTATGCAGACCAGCTTGCAGGAGAAGCTTCTGGACAAGTATCTTAAAAGATTATATTTTGTAGGAAAAGATATATTTCGACCCTTTATATGAAAAAGAAAGGTTCTACACTATGGATCCTGGCTATTTTATGTACTTTCGTTATATTGTATGTTATTTTCTATTGTCTTTTTTCTACCGATGTGATACAAAAAAGACAATACGATTTGGTAAAGGATGGTGTATGCCTCTTTCCCCAGGTTCTTTCGAGTAAGCAGATAGAAAAATTAAAACAAGAATGTATGAAAGGTCAATACAAGGAAGCCAAAGAACAGCTTATCCACGACAAAAGCTTAATTACACTTCTACATAAAACCTTAGGGAATGAGTATCAATTTCAAGATTATATATGGATCATACAGAAGTCAAGTGTGCATACCTGTCATCGAGACAACAATGGTGATTTTTTTAACAAAGGACAACAATATCCATCTTATACATTGCTACTTTATTTAGAAGATATGGAAAAGTGTTTGGGCGTCATCCCTACCAGTCACAAGGATGTGAATAGCTTTAATGTCAACATTACCAATAAAGTAGAAACATTACTGTGTAAGAAAGGGGATGCCATTCTCTTTAACGCCAATCTCATTCATGTAGGAACCATACAGTCGAAAGATGATCATTTACGAATTCAAATGAAAGTGACCCATCGAGACGACATTCCGACATTATCTTATTATCAAGACTTTAATAAGATATTGAAAAAAGACAATACTATGCCGAAAGAACTGTTACAGTTTCAAAAGAATGTATCCTGTATGTTCCCCTATCTCTCTAATTTAACACAGAGTGATAACATCCAGAGTGCTCGAGGTACAGACAACGGTGAAAAGGTTGGCCTACCTCAGAAGATCTTTTCTTATTTATTTTATGGAAATAGTGATTTTTATGATTTACCTAATGCGTTTTAACCTTTTCAAATAGAATATAATTATAAACTCTACATGTATGTATGGACCCTATGATGGCCGGTAGAAAAATACGGTTGCATCTTGGATTGCTGGAATGGATGGAGTTTAAGGAAGGGTCCCTACATATTTGTTGTGATTGTTTCAATTACAATGAAGAACCTATATTGTGGTTTATTAATTATCGATTTTATCCTTATTGTACATCCTGTATGCAGGTATACTTTCGAAAGGATAAAATTGATTACTTGGATTACTTTGTAACAAAGAAACGAACACGACATGCTTGCTATGGTTCACGCGCGTAAAGTATCCGTTCTTCAAGAGATCCGTTTGGAGTATGGGTTTCGTCAATATTTAAAAACATATTGTTATGAATGTATTCACGATATACGTGAACCCTATACCATGTTGATTGACTATAAAGAATATACCTTTTGTTCAAAAGAATGTAGTTCAAAAACATACCGACATCGTTCGAGAAGACAGAAAAGGAAACCACATATGGATGACCTTTGTAGAATGTATCAAATAAAAATAGAATAATTATAAATAGATATAAATCAATTTCTCATGTTTCTATAATGAACCGCGTGGAACAATTGAAAAAGATCCAAGAAGAAGCCCTTGAATTGTTTACCAAAAAGAATTTAGATTATGGGGATGCGTTTGCAAAGTTTGGTGTCATTGGTGTCTTGATGCGTATTGAGGATAAAATACAACGTGCCCTTTCCATCACAAAAAATGGTATTAATTTAGTAGATGATGAAACCTTAAGAGATACAATGATTGACTTGCATAATTACTCTGCTATGACCATGATGCTCCTGGATGAATAATCGCCCTCGGAGGGCTGATTCCAAGAAACGTCTTTTTCAAAAAGGGTCGACCCAAAAATCGGATTCTCTCTCCCGCGATTTATACTTTTTGGTAAGTCTATACTAATGTATAAATGCATGTCATTTTTTTACAAAAGTATAAACGGTTTATCACCATGGATAAAGCCGTATACAAGATTATTATAAAAAAGTATAAAAAATAATATACACGTTTATGTATATGGAAAATAAATGCGTATGTTGTAATTATACAACCTTTGTAAAAGCAAATTTCATGAAACATTTAGAAACAACCAAACATAAATTGATAAAAAGTAAGTCTAAAGTAAGTCTTGATGAAGCCAAAAGTAAGCCACACGTAAATGAGTACGAATGCAAATATTGTGGACAAAAATACAAACATAAACAATCGGTTTCGAAACATATCAAATATTCTTGTACAAAAAACAAGGATGAAGACTTGAAAGAACTCGTACGGTTATTGAATGCACAGATGGAGCAGCAACAAACAGACTTTCAGATACAATTACAAAGCCAAGCAAAACAAATCGAAAAACTAATGGGGAAACTCGAAATCACTGGATCCTTTAACACCACCAATATCCAAAACAATATTACATTACTTTCGTATCGAGACACGGATGTCTCCCATTTAACCGATGAAGACTACAAGAAATGTATCAAGAAGGTAAACTTCTGTGTCAAGAATATGATTGAGTGTATTCATTTTAACCCATTGAAACCGGAAAACATGAACATTTATATTTCAAATATGAAAGATAAGTATTTGATGATTTACGATGGGACAAATTGGAACCTTGCCAACAAGCGTGATGAACTCGATAAACTATACGAGGACAAGGAGATGCTTTTAGAAGAATGGCTAGAGAGTAATCAAGATCCCATACTCAAGGAAAAGTTTTTTAAATACATCAACAACAAAGAAAAAGATGATTGCTTAAATAAAATCAAGGAAGAAATCAAACTCATGATGTACAATAAGGCCAAACCACTTTCTTTGCCGGCACCTTTTGCATAACTAGCATTTCCATCGATTTCCACAGTCCAGGCAAGTGACAAACGTTGTCATGGGTTCGTCTGCAGACCGTGTCTGTGCTTGGTAATAAGTACAACGATTTTTCTTGCATCGGCGACATTCAAAGGTATCCGTGCTTGCCTCAATCTTTGGGAAATACTTGTTTTCCAGACGAATACGTTTATTTTCAATTTCCTCGCTCCATTTCTCTGGATACAATTCTTGATGGCTCTTGTAGGCCATGTCTTTGCATAGAAATACCCCTGAGACAATCTTATCTTTCACCTCTGGCTTTTTAAGTGTAAAATAGAGCCTTCGAAAGGTATCTAAATAAAGCTGTAGAAAGATTTTATTCTCCCATCGTTTTGGAATATGATGCGCATCTGCCTTATCTAGTGAATGATTATAAATACTTTTCTCAAGATTACGTGACTTTGCCTCATTAGATAGTATGGATGTAAACGTATCCACCACTCGCTTTCTGAGTTTCATTTCCATGCCTTGCTCCATGCTTTGGGACATGCCTTATATCAGGATGAGTTTATTATTTATATTCAATTTTGTTTTTGTAGTATAATGTTACGCTATATATTCACTGTCATCATGATTTATTTGTCTTTAAATATACAATCTTTTTCAAATAGTCCCAATATTCCCAATAGTCCCAATAG